CATAAGAATAATCTTGATAGAAAAAACTGTCTGTTAGTTTTTGATTTGATACACCAAGTCTTCCTCTATCAGAAGTATAGTATCCAATATTATCAAAGAAAGAAGTAATTTTTTCCTTAAAAGTTGTAGCATAAACTGCTTTTACTGTTCCTGTTGATTTTGAGATAAGACCTTCAATTGCTAAGTTTTCTCTAATAATTCCAGAAACGGATTCTAGTTTTAGAAGATTAGATCCCTGACGCCACTCAGATACTTTCGCTCTCATTACCTCCGTAGAACCAACTCTTTGTACTACAGTTTCCCCTTTTTGAAAAGTACCGATTTTTGGAAAAATTCCTTGAAGAAATTCTCCAAAATTTTGTTCTCTCGCTTTTAGAGATACTGTATATTTTGAAGTGAAGTTAGATGAAACCGTTTTATCTAAATGGAAAGAACCTCCATTCCTAATAATATTGATACTCTGTGGAATTCCTATAGTATTACTGTCAACATATGCTTCAACATCAGATTCAATAATATTAATAACTGGAGCATAAGTATATCCAACACCAGGACTTTTTACTGTAATAGAAAAGATCTCTCCATCTCGAACAACAATATCAAATTCAGCATCAACACCATCACCATCAATGATTACAACTTTAGGATTTGAATAATTAGAACCTTTATTATCTGTCCTAATACCAGTAATCGTTTTTGTTGCTTCATCAAATAGTACTGTTGCTGTTGCTTTGAAATTTGGATTTGGATCAACTCCAATAATAATAGGAACTTTCTTATAATTCAATCCAAGATTGGTAATTTTTACGTCATTAATTTTACCAACAGCAAATTGTCCAGTGGTTGTATAACTAATATCTCCAGATCCATCCCAGAGTGGTTCGGATAAAATGTTGTATACAAATCTATTTGGAGTAACATAAATTACTGTTTTTTCTCCTTGTAGTGGATCTGTAATAATTTTTAAATAATTTCCTTCTGAGTTTACAATTCCATTTCTATCAAAGTAATAGAAATTCGTAAAATCAGTTCCTACCCTATTTCCATAAGTATTGCCGACAGTTCTTAAACCAAAACCAAATTTTACTTCTGTAAATGCCCCTGTATTTCCAGGGAGAATTGTTGAAGCTAATTTTTCCTGGGTAATAATATTATAGTTTTTACTTGGACTTATATCAAAATAAGTTCCTGTCAATGAATAATGAGAAGTGTCAAATTTATAACGATAGAATTCTTGAATATCAATAGTAGGATTAGGAACAAATGTTAGATTATCTTCGGAAAATTCGAATTTATAATCTATAGGATCTACGGTTCTGACTGATACTGATCTAGATGGAACACTAGAATCAAAGAAAGTTGTTGTTATTTTAATATCTTCTGCATTACTCAATTGAACTTGATAATCATAAACCACAATCGCTTCTTGCGTATTATAATCATATGATGAAATATATCCAGATGTAAAATTAGAACCTATTTGAAATCCCTCTTCAAAATTATATCTTGGTTTATATAAAGTTATTGGCTGTCCATTATAGTGATCCTTATTCGCAGATCCTTCGACTCCTCTCAATACTGTCAATTCTTTGCCATTGATGGAAGATACTTCAATAACTTCATCGCCAATCAATAATAAATCACCATCAACAAGTCCAGTTGAAGTTTTTACATTTAATTTGGTAGATCCAGCAGCAAACCCAACATGGTCAACATACATTGCAAATCTCGATGTGCTTTGGGAAGCAACAGATCTTTCTAAAGATTCATCATCAACATACAAATAATCCGCTTTTTTATATCCAGTTCCTTTATTTTGAAGTGTGACGTTAGACACAACGCCAACACTAGAAACAGTAATACTGGCAGTAGCACCAGTTCCTTCTCCGCCAGTCAGAGGAACGTTATTATAAGTTCCAGGTGCATAGTCTGCCCCACCATTCAAGATCTGGAATCTGCCAATACCAGTGTCATCAATCTCTGAAAAATATGATGGTTCTTTAAAAATTACTTTTTGATAGAGTCTTTTTCTTAAATAATAAGTTTTAGTTTTTATAGTATCATCTGGAGAAATGCTAATATTGATTTTATCGCCAATACCAAGACCGTGATTATCAGTTGTTTCTACAAGAGCAACACTTTGATTTACTTCAAATGGTTCTAAATTATCACTAAGCGAAGTTATAGTTACTGCTCTTGTACCTGATGTATTGAAAAAATCATTTGATTGCAAGAAATACTCTCCCTGATTGAATTGCAACCAATCGCCAGAAAGAACTTTAATTTCGACGACATTTTGTTGACTAGTTCCATTTAGAACTTCTGCTGTTGCAATTGCGGGATTGATACCATCTGTCAAACTTAAAATAGCTCCTTGAGTATAAGAGCTCTTTTGGTCCAATAATAGGAAAAATGTTTTGATATCAGCGGAAAAAGTTCCAGTATTATCAAAAGTACCGATAACATTTTTTAATACTATTTCATTATCATTTCGTACCTGACCAACAATTTGACCCGATGCTCCAGAAGATGGTTGTCTTAGAATATCATCTGTAAACAAATAAGCATTTTGAATAGTAGTTAGCTTGACTACTTTATTCTCATAACTATCAAGATATGCTACTTGCTTTCCCTTTACAGATTTTACTAATGCTTCTGCTTCCGAACCTTCAGATCCTCTATTATCAAAATAAATTTTTGAATTTACAGAAAAATTATCAGAAGAACGATCGATCGTAATAGAATCAATTGTTCCAGATTTTACCTCGCCAATTTTAGCAAAAACTCCTTCCCCGTTCCTTGGCATACCAGGAGCAAAAAGTCTTTTTGACTCTTTTGGAATATCATTTTGATTTATGTCTGAATTATAATTACTATCCACTGGTAGTGAATAGAAATTCTCCCCAACAATATATGGATATACTGGAGTTTGGTTGCTATCAATAGTCAAAAAGTAAGCATATGTTCCTTCTGGAAAATCTGGAGTAACGCAGTATCTGCCATTATTTTCATCTAAAGAACCACTCTTATGTCTGTAGGTGTAGTCATTTACGAAAGATCCTAGAGGATATCTACTAATTGATGGTCCTCCAGAGCGTGATCCATTTCTACTATAACTAGATGTCATTCTAACAATAGGAGATAAATCATCTAAAGGGTCTTCATGAGCAAATGGACCATAGATAGGATTGCCATCATAAGCAAAACCAAGAATAGGTGAATGTGTTTTAGTCGATGGCTCTAATCCAGATTGTCCAAGGTTATCATTTAAAGCTACTCTTAGTGCTTTAGGATTTGCTACTTGACCATAACCATACTCAAGAACGTTATTATAATTTCTGAATACATATCCATTTTCTGGATCTAATTTTGACTTTAGTTTTTCGTATCTATTGAAATTCCATTCTTTGAGGAATGGTGTGGCAGTAGCACCAGATCCAACAGCAATAATCTCAACTGATACAGTATTCTGATTGTAAAAATTTCCTTCTGCTAATTTATTGAATCCAATGAGTTTACCGTTTGTATCCACAATCGAGGTATACTCAGCAAATCTTCCTTTTCCATTTCTATCAGTAATTCTAACAATAGGAGGAGATGAATAATACTCTCCTGGCTCTTCAATAACTAAACTAGTAACTTTATCACCTGTAACAACCGCACGAACAATAGCTCCTCTACCAGAAGTTACATCAATGACTGGAGTTCTTGGGAAAGTATCATTTGTATCTACAATATATCTTTCTACAACAGAACCAGAAAGAACTGCCCTGACTTTGTTTGGAACTCCATCTAGAAGAACAAATGGAGGTTTGGCATATCCACTTCCTTGAGTGTTTACTTTTACTTCCTCGAGCTTGCCAAATCTGATACTTTCTTGATCTCTATGCCCATATAAACGAACACCGTTGAGGAGAATTCCAATTTCTGTTTTGGGTGTCTTATATTTTTCTGTAGTTCTAATTGCTTGCTTTCTGATGATCCTAAGAAGTTTTTGATCTTTTACTTCTTCTGTTATTGTGGAACCATCTAGAATTTTATGTGATGGATAACTAGATGATGTAATGTAATAGTATTGATCATCAGCAAAAATTGCCGATACATCAGTTGATGTTTGTCCTAATTGAGACGTGACTGTTGGTAGAGTTGGTGCATTGATCGGTAAATTTTGGTTTATAAACCATCTTAGTTGATTTGTTCCAGTCCTAACAATTTTTGGATCTGAAGTTTCAAATCCAGGATTGGATACTTGAATAACATCTTCTGGGAAAGAATATGGTTGAGAATCTGTAATTTCTAGGTTATATACTACACCAAGAGTTAGGAGAGTTACGCCAGAACCAGAAATAATCACAGGTTTATATACAGGATCTCCTTCTTCGTGGTCATAAGTTATATCTCCTCTCTTAGATATAACAAACTGGGTTACATTCTTATCATCAAATTGAATTACTTCTTCGCCAATAAGGACAGAACCAGTTGTGTCCCATCCAATTGTGGAAAAAACATTGATTCTTTTTCCAATACCATCATTTTGAGATAGATTTTTTTCCAAACGAGTCTTGGTTGAAATAGCAAACTCTCCAGTGATAGTTTCTGGAGCAAGAATAATATTCCAAATTTGCTCACCATCAAAAGTTCCTTCTGGCTTTGCATTATCAACAGTAGCAGAAACATATCCATACTCGTCGGTTGCTTCTTGAACGAGTTTTTTGCCGATTAGATTTTTTGGATCACCAGAGATTACTTTTACTTTTAGAGCATATACATTAACCCAATCAGATTTTGATGCTTTGTAAGTAAAATCTTTTGGTTTGTATACTTCTGGTTTGTTAGTTACATCTTGTGAAACAATAGTATTGAAAATAAACTTAATTGAACTATCAGTTCCTTTGGATTTGTAGAACTTATTGATGTTCTTGATAAGGGTTCTTTTGTCAACTTCACCACGAAGATACTTTTCTGGAAAAGAACCAAGATATTGCTTCTCAAAGTTTTTTACCAGAGCATAAAGAAATAGATTGCTTACATTGAAGACTTTTTCACCAGAGACGTGTGATGCTGCCTCTGTGGTCTGAAAATTAGAAGCGGAATACAAATCTCCAAGAGTTGTATTGCCACTAACACCTCTAGAACACTCCTGGAACTCAGTATCAGTTCTTGTGGCATAGAAAATAATCTCATTGCCAATTCTGATGTAACCGTTCTTTGCTGGGAATGAACTCGCATCATTTACAGCAATTGTGGTATCGGTGGCAGAAATTGTAGCAGAAAGAATATCGTTCTGCTTTAGTAAATTTTTCTCGTAGTAATCAATATCTGCATACTTTTGGATATTACTGATAATATCCAATGTGCCGCCTTGAACTTCCTGTGCTTCATAATACTTCTGAACGAACTTAGCAAACAGTTCATATTCAGTAGAAATGAATTCTGGAAGCTGGGACTCAATTAGAGTGGAGATTCTCTTAGTCTTAACAGCAGCCATTTACTTACTCTTTATATGCGGTGAAACTTGAATTCGCTACGTCAACATCCAGATAAACCTCGCGGAGTGCCTGGATATCATTAGATAGTGGTTTTACTCTAACTGAAATTCTATTGTCGAAGAATGAACCTTTGATTATAGTCAAATCGTACATTCTCAATTCACCCTTTGCATAATCAATATCCCCAACTTCCTTGTCAAGGACAACTTTTTCACCAGTTATAGTGTCTAGTCTATATAGGACAATTTTGCCATCCCTATCTTCAAGATATACATCAAAGTTTGGATATTCGGTGACCCTAAATCCAGTAGTAGAAAGGGTTGGTCCTTCACAATCTTTGTCAAATGCATTCTGGAAACAGATTTCATAGTAAAAAGTGGAATTGAGTTGAGGATAAAAATCTTTCCTCATTGTAACTTCGGTAAGGTTTGAATTTATACTACGATCAGCGTCATCAATTACACCAACAAACTTACTATATCTAAATTTGCCATTGAACTTTTCAGTATCGGATGTATCGATATAATTTTGGACGGAACCAATCACTTTATCTCTAATCTGTGCTGGAGTTTGATCGGTGGTCTCGCGGCTATAATAAATCTTACTATTGATCTCTACGTAGAGAATAGATGGATTAACAATAACTGGTTCTACAGATGCAACAATATATTTTTGCAGTTCAGCAACAATTTCTTGTTTAGTAATAGAAGTAATATATGAAGCGTCCTCTGGTTTCAGTACAATGAATACCTTACCATACTCTGGTGGGTCTTGATCTTCGCCTCCAAAGATGATTATATCGCTTGTGGCGGGATATACCTTGCGAACGATTGAAGCGTAGTCCTGGGCGGTTACAGCGCGGTCTTGTGTGCCATATGCCTTAGGGGCATTATACTTGATTCTGGCAGTAGATTCCATTTCTTCTCCACCAGAAGATGCCACAGTCGAATCAATAGTAACTTCAAACGTACCTGGAGAAATGCCATCGGGATTTTCTAGAACACCAGAAAATACAAATGCTCGAACACCATTGGATTCTGGTCCAGCAGTTGTTAGATATGAAATTTCGATACGAGAACCATTTTCTAATTTCTTACCAAGCACTCCATCTCCAAAAAGTAATTCATATCTTTCATCTTCAATTTCTTCCAGGAAGAAAATTTTTGAATTGGCATCAACTCCCAAAATATTA